CATAAGCCCCCAAAGCCTCCATTAAACCCTGCTCTTGAACATTCATACTAGGCAAAGGCATATCTGCATAGGCAGTTGGCGCAACAAGCGACTGCAGAAAAGCCGTAGTAGCATCATTGATTTGTTGACGTGCCGTACCTTCACGACCAGAATAATAAGTATCCGCTGCAGCCATTGTTCGGTCAAAACCTTCATTACCTAAACGAGTATAATCACGTTTGGCTTGACGACCAGCCTGACGGACTGTTCGTGCAGCACGTTGACGGTTTGCACGACTAGGACCGCTACTACCGCCAGAACCACCAGAACCAAAAAGTGTGGAAATAAGTTGAGCAAATACGGGGTCGTCTCCGTATTGTTCAAAAACACCAGCCAAAGGGTCACCTGTAGGGGCGGGAGTTGGCGTAGCGGGCTGACGTGTCATCTGAGCAGGTCCACTACGTCTACGTATCGGGCTGTCCTTGCCTTCACGAATTGGTGAATCAAGACCTTTTTGAACATCTAATCTACTATCTATGTCGTCACGTGTAATGTCAAGCCAATAATCACTAATTTCGTTTTTAGGTGGTATAGGGGCTTGGACATCATCAAAACGACCAGTGCGTGCGTTAAATTTTTTTCTCATTATTTCCTCCTAGTAAGAAGCCATTTGTCTAATATCAATTGCAGAACCAAGAATTTGCTGTTGTTTACTCAACCGCAAATTCGCCAAATAATCATCCAACTGGTCCTGCTCTAACGCACTGTCAAAAGCAAGGCTTTCCAACTGGTCATAAATGCCTTCACTTTCAGAACCCAAATCACGCTGAAGATTTTGAGCGTATCTTTCCAGTCCAGCAGTGCGAACACCCGACTTAACGTTAGGTCCACCAAGCCCACGGCGGTTATATCCCGCAACCATAGGAGTAAAACCTTCACTGTATCGGCGTTGAATATCCTGCAGATTTCGGTTTCCACGGTTCTGAATTCTGGCGGCACCCGCAGTGTGGCGTGCAGCCGCAGCGGCACGGTTCCTAATGGCACGTGCATCGTCAACACCAAAGTTTCCAGTTTGAGTAGAAGTATTGCTCATCTCTTCTTCTCCTTTTTAAGTTTCTCTATTTCATCTTCAAGACGTTTAAGTTCACGTGCCAACGAGTTAAACAACTCAATAAGAGTTGTTCCCGCTGGCAATCCTGTTAATGTGTTTAATTGTTTAGGTATCCAAGACATAATTATGTAATCGTAGGTGCGACAGCGGCTTGAGATATAAACCGAATATTAAATCTGATAGTTCCTGTTAATTTGTTGGAACTGTTAAAGTTGAACCAACCACTTCCTTGCAGGTCCACGCGGTACCTGTCGTCTGCATAATTAGTAAATACACTTGAGTTATACCCGTTGCTCACATATGGAGTGCCACTCAGTAACACATTTGTTCCTGGTTTTTCAAGTTCAATACTTCGTGTTGCTGAAGTAATTTGACTACCAATGTTTGTTGTTAGATTTCGGAACTGATAAGAGTCAACAATTGTTCCAAATAAACTATAGTTAGTGTCAAACCTGTCAAACACACCAAAATTAGGAATGGTGTATCTTTCTTGGTCAAGCCATGCTTCAAACGGGTAGTCATCAGTTCTTGCGGTTCGGATTTGTGGTTGACCAGAGTTTACGGTACTTGTACTTGAGATTGCGCTAAAATAATTTACTCCATTGTGATTAACAATAGCACGAACCGTAACCCTATGTGTCGTATTGGGGGCTGCACCAAACTGTTGAGACAAGTCTGAAGTTGTGGAAGTTGAAGTTGTACCTAAGGTGTCATTCACAATTGTCCATTCATAACCGTTTGCGTTAGAAACCGCAGACCAAGTAGTCCTGAATAGAAGTAAAGCATTATCCCAAGTATCGTCTATATATTGCCAGTTACGTGTAATGGCTGATGAAATAGAAGTTATTGAACCAACCTCGGCACGAACAGTCCCACACGCAATCTGTTCGGTTTCTGTTGGACCAGCATAGGCAGAAACAGTATACACATGGTCGGCTTGCATTGTTGGAACTTCATCAGTGGTTGTGTTTGCGCCAATTACATTTTTAACAAACGTACCATTGCGATACAACTTGAAACCCTCTTGTCCCACACCAGCAGTCCAAGAAATAGTAGCAGTCACATGAGAAATACTAGAAGAACCAGCCGTAGGTGCCGTTAAACGTACCCACACCTTTTTCCACTCACCAGCCTGTTTAACAAAGACATCCGAGGCAAGCCTCCAAGTGCCACTCAGGTTCCCCTGAACAGCACTCCAGTCACGCCATTCACCACTAAAATAGGCTTTGGCAAGGTTATTATTAAAAGCAGGCATTACGGAACTGGCACAATCACTTTCACCCAAATATCGCCATTCTTGCCACCTACAGGGTCGGTTGTGGCAACTGTGGTTCTAGGCACAGAAGCATAATTTAACTTGTCATTAGTAATAGTGGATTCAGCAATCGCAATAGCGTTAATAGTCCCATCACCATAAGATGATGCTGTTGCTTTAACTGAACCGTCACGTTGTACTGTTTCTGACTCCACAAACGATTTAACGCTTGAAAAGTTTTGGTTTACATCCGCCGCTACCGCTGGTGTCCCTGCAGTAAAGTTATTTGGAATATTTAAACTAGCCATAATTAACCTTTAACCCTTCGTGGTACCCACTTATATCCAACACTGTTAATACCCCACGGTTTTTTGGTTTCACCAGAAAACCGCAACTGCACAGTCCTACATAAACCGAGATTCTTTGCTGTTTTAATAGAACCACCTAAAGTATCATTAGACCAAACAGAACCTTCATACTCTGTTGCGCTACCAGCAACCAAAGTAGCCCAGTTATTGCCCCACACCATACCAGTGGAAGTTGGTGTTAAACCAATAACAAAAGAACGTTTTTCGGAACCTTCAGATTCTTGATAATCATGATACACATCAACAGTAATGTTTTGATTTGTTTCCGTTTCACGCATAACAAAATCAGGTCTGCGAAACATTTTGCGTTGCATATATGAACCAGCATCAAACCATTTAGTACGATACACAGTATCAAAACCAGATTCGGTTCCATCAGCCAATATCTTGTCGTAATCAAAGTTAAACATATCAACACGCAAAACAGTAGGAACCGTTGGGTGACACAACAAGCGTTGCTCCACCCCTCCGTCTGTGCGGAAATCAATACCAGCAGTTAATCCGTATCCATCTGCTGTTTTAAACATCGTGTACGAACCCATAGATGGGTCGTACACCAAGTTAACAGTAGGTTCATTAGGTGCAGAACCATCAGTAGAGTAAGGCAAGGACACCCAGATGCGTCTACCAATAGCAGAAACAAAAACCGCTTCAGAAGCAGCAGAGTTAATATATCCCAAATCAAAAGCGGAACGCATAGGTTCAAAAAGATTATTTAAGTTTGTTCCATCAAAAAAGAACAAACCTTTACGTGCAGAGTAAAAAAATATTCCACTTTCTGTGGCAACCATAGAATGATGATTAGCGCATCCAATATCAGCAGAAATTTGCACTAGACGGAAATCTTCATCACCAATAGTGGATGAGTAGCCATACAAAACATAAATAGCGTTTTCTTTAAAAATGGCTAAAACGCCATTAACAACAGCCATGCCAGTGATTGCCCTGCCGCCACCAAAAACATCTATATAATCGCTTTCAACCCAGTTTGTTGGCAAATCTTCATCAGACCAGCGAATACGGTTTGGATGTGCAACACCAGCCTCGGTGGTGTTTGCAACAAACAACTTATTAGCATGAACAACCACATGTTCACACTGAGGCATTTTACCTGCAGGAGCAGAAGAACGGGACTGCCACGTATTAGGGCTAGTGCCGCTAGGCGTTAACGAAACAGCAGGGTTTAAACCATCCCAAGAATACCCACCATTAGTTCCACTAGTTCCAGTAGCCATATACAATGTCGGTCCCCAAGCGGCAACACAAAAACCATGTGTACCACTGGCGGTAATATCTGCTGCGGCAATGTTTTTAATAGTTACAAAGTTAGGGGAAGAATATTGATACAACTTATTAGAATTAGCCAACAACAATTTGTTACCAAAAGCAGAGTTAAAAGAATAAAGTTTTTGCGGGTCCCAAGTACCAGAAACATTAGTGGTGTTAATGCGTAGCATGCCGCCACGGCTAAAAACACCACCACGAGGGTCAACCTCAACGTTTAACATTTCAGGGGATTCATTATCAGCCAACTGAAACTGGTCACTGCGTAAATTCAAACCACCAGTAAAATCTTTTTGCTCAAAAATTTGTATAGACATTACAGACCCCAGCGAGAACGGTCAGAACCCAACGACTTTAACCAACCGTTATATGTTGGGCGTGTGCGTGTTTGTCCATGCGAAAGAATCATCATGTTATGACTATTGGGAGTTGTTGCAGTTTTAACTGCCAGCGACACACCCTCATCATACGCTTGCTTATACTGTTGAGCCATGGCGGCATCTTCAAGTTGCTGGTAAATACGGCTACACGCATAATACACCAATGGGAAATGCAATGTAGGTGGAGCGTCAACGGCTCCACCATCAGTTTGCCAATCTAAAGGCTCACGATAACCACGTGCAACAAGAGGGCGCACATTATTAGGCTTAGGATACAAATGAATAGCACCAGCCCACACAGCATAAAATAACGGGTCACCTACAGAGTCGTAAGACCCAATATAGGTAGCCTCAGCCATGTCGTAACCAATCATATCTAAACGGTAGCCAGTTCCACGGTTGTCAATGATAGAAATAACCTGACCCAAAGGTTCATCTGTTAAGTCAGCAATGTTGTAAGCCCGCACACCAGTGCGGGTATTAAAACTAAAAGAATACTCCAAAAACGACCAGCGTTTTTCAATATCTAGGATGCGGTAATAACCATCCCGAATATAAAGATTAAGAATAGAATCCGAAATATCATCTGTATCCAAATCAGTAATAGACCTGACAGCAGCACGAATATCGGCTGCAGTCATCGTATTAAACGCCATCAGCAACCTCCACTACATCTTCGGGCTTGGACAACACGGGCTTTTTGGCTTTAACAGACCTAAGGTGTCCAGCGCAAAATTCTTCATCTTTAACACGGTTACCTTCACAGGTGTCATCTTTTCCTGAACATTTGTTTCCACGACCCAAATACGGTCCTGAGGCAGCAGCAATTCGGGACCCGTCCTGCTGGTAGGCAGAACGGATACCCGAAACTGGTACCCCATAATAGGCGTGCGCAGGCGTAGAACCTTTAATACTCATATAAATAGCCCACTTGTTCTATTTATCTGTATTATAATAGCGGTCTTTAGTATCCTTTTTAGGTTGACGTTGCTTCAATTCATCACGAGTCTTAGCACGTTCCTGAACCTTCTTTTCCTTAGCACGCTTCTGAGCAGGAGTCATAGGCTTGGTGCCACCCCTAGGACGGCTAGAGGACTGGCTGGTATTAGCCTTAGAGGTTGGCTTAGCAGGAGCCTTCTTAACATTAGGCTTAGTGCCCTTGGGGGTTTTAGCAGGAACATTTTTCTTCTTAGGTGCCTTGGAACCACCTCTACCGCCACGCAAATCAGTCAGCAAATCCCTGAGCAATTGGTCAGACTCATACGACTCACGACTCGGCTTAGCAGGACGCATAGTAGCCTTAGATGGGGGTTTAATAATAGAGCCTTTAACATCCACTGGCATGTCCTTGCTGGTAGACTTATTGGCTTTAGCACCCTCACTGTTCATGCGGAGAAACTTGTTACCTTGACGATTAGCAGCCCTACGCTGCGAATCGTTTGTAGTAATACCAGTATTCTTGGTAGAAACAAAATCCCTACGCTTACGCTCAGGTTTTGTTTGGGCAATACGCCCAACAGGGCGACCTGTTGTGCTGGTGCCTTTACGCTTTGACTGGCGGGCACCGCTAGAGGACTTTGGTGTGGCGGCACGTGCACGTTCCGCAGCCTTCTTTCCAGTTACCTTGCTACTAGGGTTTTTCTTTCCTAGAGTGCCTGTTTGTTTGGCAAAGTCGTAACGTACCTTTTGGTTTTTTTTGCCGCCAATTTGTTTTAAAACGGCTTTAACAATATCATCAATTGGTAACTTAGCCATTATTTTTTCTTTCGTGGACCTGCGGGCTTTTGACTTATTTTAAAAGGTCTTTGAACTTTACCCGCAGCAGGCTTTTGACCCACTTTTGCAGGTTTTGGAACTATTCCACTAGGGATACGCACGGGACCTCTGGGTTTAACGGGTGTTTTTGTTTTTGGCATTGGAGAGGGTTTTTTGCCGCTTCCTTCAGGCATTGGAACAGGCTTTTTACGACCTCCTTTAGAGGGTGGAACAGGTTGTTTTCTATATTTTGAAGGGTCTGTTGGAATACTATTACGCAATGGGTCTTTAGTGTTTTTCATTGTTGCATCCAAAAGTTGAGAAATCCTATTTTTGCGTTTATCCATTTCTTTAGCCTTTTCTGCATCTTTAATACCTTTAGAGGTATAAGCAAATTTTTTACCGTTAACTGTTGGCATAATTATCTACCTTTTTTTTGGGCTGTTTTACGAGCCGTGTGTTCTTTTAATTTAACATTTTTAGTTTTGGACAATACTTTATCCACTGCTGGTTTAGCAGTTAAAGCCGTAGCGGTTTGTGCTGCCGCACTAGCCGCCTTGCCACTTTTGCGTCCTTTAACAACCGCTTTAGCACCCTTACCAATTTTGCCGTAAGGAACCAACCACATTGCAGACTCAGACGCTACGTTTTGCCAACCTTTTTTCGGGTCACCAAAAGCATACTTCATAGCACCAGTAGTGCCTTTTGCGAGTTTGTTTCCAGCGTCACTAATTTTTTTTGTAACACCAAATTTATCTTTACTTGTAAAGGACTTAACATCGTCCATGATGTCCCAGCCTTTAGGTTTACGATTAACCATTACTTTTTGCCGTAGTTACGTGACTTTGTGTTTAACTTGTTAGCACGGTCATTAAATTTTTGAAACTTATCGTACTGCTTAGTAAACTTACGTTCAGCAGTATCAGCAGTCATTCCACTCATTTTAGCATGAGCCTTGGAACCTTTTTTACGTGCTGCTTTAGCGGCTGTTTTAAACAGGTACTTCCCGATGTCATCCTTAATGCCTTCGGGTCGTGCCATACCTGTAATTGCTGGTTTACGTGCTGCCATTTTTATGTCTCCTAGTTTTAAATAATTCTTATATACAGAGATGGGAGAGGACCCCAACAGTCCTCTCCCATCATCCTGTCATCAGCAATTAAGCGGTCTTAGCCGTCAACTTGCCTTGCTTCGCACGGTTACGTACAGTGAGGTTACCGTAGCACATGATAAGTGCGTAACGGGCATCCATGTTTTCAGGACGTACAAACGGGGTGTTTGCAAACCACTTTTCCGAGTGACCAACAAGTGAAATGTACTTTGAGTTAATAAAGAACATTGTTCCTGCAGGTGCGTGGACATCATACACAACTGGTGCAGACTTGAACAACAAGTTCTGGAAGCCTGCATCTGCTGTCTTGGTGTCGGTGTAACGCAATTGTGGTTGCAACAATGACTCATACTTTTCAAACAATGTTTGTGTAGTAAGAACCATATCAGGATGGTCGTTACCAACAGACACGCTGTTGTATGCGGTTGCCATTTGTGCAAGAGTCAAAGCACCAGCGGTGTTTTGCTCGTATGAACGCCACCAGTCGTTACCCTGACCTGAAGCCGAGTTGATACCACCAACAGTGTTGCCTGATTCAATCAAGTTTCCAAGACCGTTCCAAGACTTACCTGAGTTTGTACCACCAGCACCGAGAGTGTCTGTACCGTCACCAAAAAACATCTGGTTGAAGCCTTCACGCAGAGACTCTTCAGCCTGCATGATTTTTGCTTCAAGCAAGTTAATAACTTCTTGCTCACCGTTGTTCTTCGCTTCTTCAATACCAGAAATTGCGATAGAAGCAGCATACTGCTTCCATTCAAATTCTGCTGCTGAGATACCCTCTTGTGGGGTAAGGTCAATTGAGTCGTAACCACTGTAAGGCTTAACGGTGCTGTTTTGACCGTAAATCAATGGTTCAACAATTTTTGTACCGCCGTTAACCAAACGAATACGACCTTTATCCATAAGGTGGTATGTCAAAGGACGTGCGGTAAACACGTTATCTGTCAACTGGTCACGATAGTTCGCAAGTGTTGTTGAAAGAATTGCATCAAAGTTACTATTTCCAGCCATAATATTTTCTCCTAGTTATTAAAAATTGGCGTTTAATTGTCTTTTAGCCGCAGCCCACGCATCACTGATAGAGTTAACAGGTTCATAAGAATCAGTAGTAGTTGACGCTGTAGCCGAAGCCCCACCCTCAACAACCGAAGCCTGACGTTTTGACTCAACAACTTTAGATTCCTGAAGTTGTTTTTGTTGAACCGCTGCCGCTTCCAATTCTCGTTGTCTGCTAAATTTATCAAAAGCAACTTGTTTATAGACTGCTTCCAAATCGGTTGTCCCAGCCTTAATAGCGGCTTGCACAACCTCTGTTACATCAAAATCCGAATACTTAGACTTCAGGCGACCAACTTCACGTTCAATTTCTTGTTGTGTTTGGTATTCCTCAAACTGTGCTATACGGCTGTCCAACTCACGCATCTTCTTATCCACAGGGTCCAAATCCTCGGATTCAAACCCCATATCGTCAACCATTTCACGAGCCTGAGCACGTGAAATGCCGTAATGACGACTAAGTAAGTCAATAGTGGCAGCAGGGTCATTCTCAAGAGCAGTCTGCAAAGTAGAAGCAAACTGTAAAGATTGCCTTTGCTCTGCGAGTTCCTGTGTCTTGCGAGTATAATCTGCTTGACGCTGGTAACCAGCAATAGCCTCAGAAAGTGGAACCTGTAGTTCCTCCCCATCTAGTTTGACAGGAATTCGGTAATCCGAATACTCATCAACATTCAATACGGGAATGTCTGCGGTTTGATTTACCTCACTGGAATCGGGTGACCCAACATCATTGGGTTCCACATCAGATACGGGTGCGATTTCATCGCTCATATTTTTTTTCTCCTAGAGTCCTAATGGTTGCTCTATATATAGTAGATGTTGTTCTATCGGACGGGACCAAAATTACTAGGCATATACGTTCTTGTCGGTCTCCTAGCAGAATGTTCCATTTTTTTAACACTAAGGGGATTTTCTTTAGCACGTTTAAAACGCCCTTTAAGCACATCCTTGCCAAGAAGTTGCCTGATAGTGTTTAAAACTTCTTCAGGATGTTCAGGTGAATTACTGGCAAAATTGTCGTTAATATAAGCCAAAGCCGCTTCAGGTAGTCCTTCTTCTGGAATCTCATAATCATATTGCGACCTCAAAAAGTCAATAACTCTGCGACCATCTGGCATACCTTTAGGTTGAAAATGCCAAGTCTCGTTATTGGAGGTGACCTGTCTTAACCCGTATTTGTCGGCAATTTTACCTGCCAACTTTGTGTCGCCTACTAAGTCAACGGCAAAGCCCCCCGTATGCCAACTGGCATTAGGGGTGGCGGCAGCAGCCTTCCCCGCTTTTAATTGATATATTTTACCGTTATATTCTTTATATTTGCCCTCTTTAAAAGCCTGATAAACTTTAGGGTCTGTATAATTCAACTTACCAGTAAAAGGTTTGTATCGTTCATTAAAGAGTTTGACAACTTCTGGTTCAGGTCGTGCACTGGCACCAATTCCAATAGTTGGATTTTCCTGAATCATTTTTAAAATACGTTTTTGCCACATAGGCGCAACGTCTTTAAAAATGGGGTCATTTTCAATATCTTTAAGACGGATTTTTCTTCCGTACCCCCAAGGAACCGTTACATCATCATCCATAATAACTCCCTATAGAGGTGGTTGTCCACCAGATTGTTGCAGCATCGCTAATAGTTCAGGCGGTATAGCACCCTGTTCGGGTGGCATACCGCCCTCAGGTCCAGCAGGCAACTGTTCGGGGGCAGGGGCACCAGCAGGTGCAGCCATTTGTTGCTCAGGCATGGACAAGAACTTCTCTGGGTTTTTAACGTTGAAGCCCTGCTGAAGAACGTATCCAGCAAGTTCCTGCATGTTAACAATGCCAGCACCAGCAAACGGAGCCATGGCATCAACCATTTGCAAAGCCATTTGACGGCGTACCGCCTCATTGTTTGGTTGCGTAGAGCCACCGACAACTTCAAAGTCAAAACTACCTTCAAGATAGTCACGGTCAAAAGTAACCCACATAGGTTCACCATCTTTACCCATCAACCTAGCAACCTGTTCACCAGTCATATATTGTTGAGCCAACAACAACATACGGCGACCCACCTCAGAAATAGCCATTTCAACAATAGCCAACTTGTCAGCCGTTCTAGCATTAGCGGCATCCTGAATAGCCGACACTTCTGTAGCGGTACGGCGAATCTCTGGCAAACCACCAGTCATAAACTCAGGCAAACCAGTAATACGTTCAATGTCCCTGCTAATAAGTTCCGACTGGTTATAAAACTCAGGAGGAGAAATAATAGCAGGCATAGGAGTAATAACGTTAGGCAATGGTTCATCTGAAATCACGGGAACCATAACGTTATCTTCGTCAGACTCTAAAGCAGTGCGACCAAATTGGTCAAACGCTGATTCCTTGTAGAGATACTTGCGAGAAAAACGTTTGCGATGATTCATCATCTGCGAACGTGTTTCGTTTAGTTCACGTTGCAACGGTTCAATCTGTTCAAGGTCACCAATGGGGT